GTCAGCCTGACCTTGCCGACTAGCGCAGGCTCAAACGGTCAATACCTGCAGACGAATGGCAGCGGCACTTTAAGTTGGCAAACTATTGATGACACCGCAATCAGCGTTGCCGTTTTGGTTGACGAAAAAACTCAAAACACTTCAGGCGGGACGTTTACAGCTGGTGATTGGCGCACTAGAGACCTAAACACAGAAGTTTCGGACCCTGACGGCATTGCAACTATTTCAAGCAATCAATTTACGCTAGGGGCTGGCACTTATTTGATTCATTGGGATTGCCCTGCTTATGCTTGTGGCCGGCACCAATCTCGTCTCTTTGACGATACTGGGAGCGCAGTGGTGGAGGTGGGTTTATCACAATTTGCCTCAAGCGGCAACACTGTTGCAAACAGTTCATCCGGGACTGTTCTCGTAACTCCAACGGCTAACAATACCTATGAGATTCAGCATCGCGCTGATAGCACTAGTACCACCTTCGGGTTTGGGGTTGAGGGAAATTACGGCCCTGAGCATTACACACGCGTAACCATTTGGAAGGTAGCTTGATTATGGATATCAACCTTGCCATTGACCGTCTCGGCCTCAACGCTAACAGCTACAAGCTGACGCAATCCACACCCCCGCACTCCATCGTTGAATGGAACGGGCCTGATGCTCAACCAACTGAGAGTGAGCTGCAAGCTGCCTGGGATGCTTACCAGGCCACAGGTGGCGTTGAAATGGAGCAACTTCGCGAGCGCCGGAATCAACTCCTGGCGCAGACGGATTACCTGGCTTTATCTGACGTGACGCTATCGACAGAAATGGCAGAATACCGCCAAGCGTTGCGGGATTTGCCCGCGAACACAACAGACCCGGCCAACCCTGTTTGGCCTGCCAAGCCGGAGGCTTAGTCATGACTTTGAAACTAAAAGGGGATTCTGCGGGCAGCGTTAGTTTTGCGGCACCTGCTGACACCTCGCCAAGCGCGTCAGACGTTTCTTTCACGCTGCCGACAGCAGACGGCACAAACGGGCAAGTCCTGTCCACAGATGGCAGCGGTCAGCTTAGTTTTATCGATTCAAGCGCCGACAAGATTGAAGAGGGCAACACTAAGGTCGAAACCGTTGACACCGGCACAGACGGCCACATCTTGCTAGAGACTGAAGGCAGCGAACGGTTCCGCGTTGGCCCTGCTGGCCAGCTTGGTATTGCCGGCGCTAACTACGGCACAGATGGGCAAGTTCTTACCAGTACGGGAGCAAACACGGCGCCTGCCTGGGAAACTTTGCTTGAGTTTGGTGATGCAAACCTCACTCATCAAGGCTCTACGACTGCCGGAACTTATGTCATGTCCAATAACAGTCGATATTGCCGGATTGGCAATTTAATCCACTTGTTTATTGATGAGAGAGTTGAGAGTGTGACATCCGCAGGCAGTGGCACCATGCAACTGACAAATTTGCCTTACAACAGAGCCAGTACAGATACAAACTATTCGTGTCAGGCGGCGGTCTTTTCGATTCCTATGAGCCAGAGCGATCACCTTCGCGGCTTTGGTTTTATGTTTGATCACAATGAGGTTGATGTGATTAATTACTTTATGAACAGCAACAACGCCGACCCGCCATCAGCGCAGGGCGTACTTGCAGCAGGTGACCGCCTTGTCGGGGTTCTTACTTATGAGTGCACTGTTCCTTAAAAGGCTGTGCCCATTTGCTGAGTCGATAAACAGAGAACTTTTAGAGCTTGCTGAGTCTGTTGATTTTTGCAAGTCATATCAGACGAATCTGATGTGCAAAATGAGCGGCTGGCGGATGCAGGAAAATGTGCATGTTCAGGCACTTACTTTTTGGGCTGAAAATTTGGTTTGTCAAAATTACAAAGTTACTTCTGCGAGATGCCTTGAGGTATGGGTGGCTCGATACGATTTTGATGATTATGCGAACGAACATAATCATCGCGGGTGCCAATTCTCTTTCGTTTATTTTGCAAACACTCCCAAAGGTTCCGCGCCGCTCTGTTTTACTGATTCTGAGATAACAGCAGAGGCCGGCCAGCTTGTGCTCTTTGACTCGGCAGAAAATCACAGCGTTCCTAAAAACAACTGCGAAAACCGTCTAGTTGTTGCGGGGAACATCTGGGCCAATTAGACCGTTGAGGCCACTGGCACATGACAGTTAGCGGCGAGCCTTGCACGTCATTACGTTGCCGGCGGTTTTCTTTTTATCCAATGAAAGGCCAATTTTTCCTCGGCGCTGCTTGCGTCTTGGCAGCCGCCCCTGCGATGGCTGGCCCCTACGTCAACGTGGAAAGCAACTCAGGATTCCTCGGGAGTCAGTACGGCGGCAGCATTCTTGAGGGTCATATTGGCGCCGATATTGCCTTAAATGAGGCTGCCGGTCTTTACCTGCAGGCAGGCCCTGCGCTGATCCTTCCTGATGGCGGCGACAATGACACCCAGTTCTCTGGCAAGGGTGGCATCAATGTGGCCGTTACTGAGAAGCTGGGCGCGTATGCCGAATATGGCTTCATGACCACCGACGCCGATCTGGCCTCAAACGTGAAACTTGGCGTGAAATATTCGTTCTGATTAGACTGAAGCTGTCTACACACAGACGCACAGCAGCACAACCCCGGCCGCCACTCCGGGGTCTTTTTTTAGCCATGCAAAAGGTTGTTAACGTCCTTTCGCTAATCTCGTTCGGGATCTCCGTTTGTTTGTTTGGGGCAGTACTTTACACCCTTTCAAACGCTCAGAGCATCAAAAGCCGGATGGCTCAGCAAATACAGGCTGAGGTTTTGGTTCTGGTGATGGATGCCACGGCTAAGCACATGCGGGGAATGATGCCGATGGAGACCGGCCCCGCCATGCCTTTCGGTGGCACCTGAAATCCCGCAGATCCAAATCAGGGAGATTCCGGCACCTAAGCCGCCTGTGATCCGCCCGGTGTTTTCGGGGCCCGTAATGAACTTGCCCGGATGCGTTGCGGTGCATCCTGACGGGGGGCTGAACCCGTCGCTGCTGGAGGATGACCCGAGCCGTGTTGGCTATGCGTGCCCGGATGGTGGCCTGCCTTCTATCGGGGCGATGGATTACAGGCCGAGCGAGCTAATGATTCTGGAAGGCCAAGGGCTGCAGGAGCCAGACCCGGAAGCACCGGCACCGATGACGCCTGAGCTGCCTGTGATCCCGAAAGTGCAAGCGCAGGAGGAACAGCCGCCGGAGCCTAAACGGTCAATCCCTCAGCAGATTGTTGATGGCCTGCCTGAGGTGCCTGCTGTTGTCACGACGGCATCCATCGCGCTTGTGGCTACGACTTCTGCGCTGCTGGCCAAGCCGTTAGCTGATCTGCTTCTTAAGCTAATAAAACCAGCGATTAAAAAGATCGTCGCCAAGATCAAGGCGTTGCTAGGGCGTAAGACTCGCCGGCTTTCTCTTTCTGAACGACGTCTGGCGCAAAGAGATAGGAATCGTGCGGTAATGGCTCTGCGTCGTTCTTTGGGGCGGTGATGGGGTGTTTATGAGGGGGCAGCACAACTGGCTTGGGGATCACCATTACATCAGCGCAGATTTGCGCCGCTTGGCTGCCTGGGCGGAAGATAACGCCCGCCTTGGCTAGTTCGCCACAGTGTTTGAGCCGGCCAATCTCATAATCAAGTTTTGCGTGCGCCAGTTTCTGCTCCATGAGCTTCTGCTGGGTTTCGCCCAAGGCTTTGCACCGGGCGGCTAGTTTGCCGTCTAAAGGGATGGAAAACGTGGCGCTCACTCCATAGTTCAGAGCGTGCGAATCTTTCTGACCTGTAGGAGTCTCCTGCCAAAAAAGAATGTCGCCGGGATTGTCCGGCACGTTGTCTTCATTGGCGTCTAGCGGATCGTAATAAGGCGTGCGCTGGTATTCGCGTCGCGGCAGGCTATAGCTGTGGGATTTAGTGATGAACGGTGACACGCTCAGCGTTGGGCCTTGGCAGCTGATCTGATTGGGGCCTAGGTGATATGACGGCCACGGGCCGCCGGTCACCTGAATCGCTTGATTTGTCACGCTGCCGTTACTGACAGAGCTAGGTGCTGCGGTGGCGTTCACCTGGCCCCAGGCGGGCATTGGCAACAGCGCTAGGGCCCAAAGACTGAGGTTGAGTCTGTAACGGTTTCGATCGTTGTAGTGCGCTGAATAGTTGTGATCGTTTGCAGCCCTGGCCCGCTGTAGTGCTCTGTCAGCTGAAATGATCCGCCCTGAGTTTGCTGCTGATAGGTCGGCTTGCTGCTGAGGGGTAGCCCTTGCCATTGCGACTGCA